CCACCAGACACCAATGGGTGCGCTGTAGAGAACAGAGCAACACCATCACCACCGGGGTAGGATGCGCTGAAGCCGTTGTTCAAAACGGATGCAGCTTTAACCTGCTTGGTGTAAGCCATAGCACGAGCCAAGCCCTTGGTGTAGCGAGCAGACAAGCTGTCGTACAAGTTATCTTCAACCGCTTCTTCAGTGATTGAGAAACCCAAGGCGATGGTTTCGTGGTTATAGCGAGCCGTGAACGCTTCTTGCGCATTGTCATAAGCAATGGCTGAACCCTCGTTCTTGACTGGAGCAGCAGAGAAGCCAGACAGTTTTGTCTCTTCTTCGAAGCTACGCTCAGATTTCTCTGTTTCGTAGATTTCTTTGTGCTCTTCGCCGTAGGTGGCGTACTGCAAGCCGAACAAAGCGTTCAAGCCGGGGAGCAGTTCTTTAAGTAGTTGTGCGCGTGAAATTGCCATGGTAAGTTACTCCTTAAGCAGCGTAGTAGTTGTGAACGCCAAAGTTCAACTTAACCAGAACTTCTGGAGATTGAACCAAAGCGATCGTTGCACCAGCAGTGGGTGTGGTGGTCACGGCTGCACTGATTGTCAGTGTAGTGTTACCTGTTGTGGTCACAGTCGCGGCAGTAGCCACGTTTGCGCCAACGCCCAATTGCTGAAGTTGACCGCCAACCAATTGGAAAAGATCAGTTCCGACAGGAATGACTTGGCCAACTGTAAGACCGGACACAACGAACGATGTTGTAGTAGTGCTTACGAAAACTGCAGAAGTGCTGATCTGTGTATCAGGAACCAAGTTCAAGATACGGAACGCACCGCCAGAGGCAACAGCAGTTGTAGTACTTGCAGCAACCAAACCGGCACCAGAGTTACCAGAAGTAGTGCTACCAACGGGTGTGTTCAACACTGCATTCAAACCAACCATCGCTGATGGGAATGAAGAGATAGTGGTGGTGGAAGCACCGGCCACTGCAGCCATCTTGAACACTTGGTCAGGATCATCAGCAACGATCGCAGTAATGTCACCAGCGGTAACAGAGCCGGGATAGTACTGAGCGTACTGACGTTGTTTTGTAGTTGGGTTTGTGTAGTAGCAGCCCAAGAACACACCAACGGTACCCTTGCTAACCAAGCTAGTGCTTGTAGCAGAAGGAACGATAAAACCAGCGTTTGAGCCGGTTGTACCTAACGTAACCAAGTCACCGTAGTAAATCGCAGTGCCGTAGTTATAGGAAATAGGTAGATTGCGGGTAGAACCAGCAAACACCTGACCACCGATCAGATTGACCGGCTTGACGCCGTAGGGGGCGTCGATGATGGGATAAGCCATGAAGGACTCCTAAAAATTATTTAGAACCAGAACCAAATCCTTGTCCGCGACTTGATGATGACTTGCGGTCAGCAAACAAGGGCATCCGAGGGTCATTATTTCGCATGAAATGATTGTCAACTGAATCTATCTGGGCTTGAGATTGGTTGGCATAGTACTCAGCGCGGGCTTGGATGCGTTCCTTGGGGGCTTTGCAAAGCATCAGTCCACCAATTTCCACATTGCCGTTTGCGTTGTTGCCAAACAAAGCCAGTTCCGGATGATCCACTGCTTTCACCGGCTCATAGCCATCGCGCATCTGTAAGGACACGTTGTTGGCTAATTGCTGACCTAGCACATGAGTCGCTATCCAGCGAAACGTGTAATCTGGATCAGGTGTCGGATCGGGCAGGTTGCTCGGTGGTACGTATACCGTACGAGCAGATTTATCGCGTGATTTACTGTCACGATTTGAACGGTCAATAGTTTCAGCCATCTTAATTCTCCAACTTTGCTACTTGAACAGCGTATTGCTGTGGGGTTAAACCAAATTTTTTCGCTAACGCTACTTGCGTTTGAGTTAGCTTAATTTTTCCTGCACTCGTAGAACGAGATACGGAGGCAACCACTGTCGTAGGTCGTTTTTGAACCTCACCAGACCTTGGCTTGTCATTGCCCCGACCAAACAGATCAGGAAACGTTGACTTCATGCGAGCATCAATTTGCTCGAAATATTCAGCAGAGCGGGGATCCACTCCGTTTGTGACTAGCTTTTGGTGCAGCCCTAGTGCGTAGCTGGTGTATTCTTCAAACCCTTGTTGACCGAACCACTGGTTTTTTGCCTGCCAGCGCAGAGTTTTTTCGTCCGGTTCAACCCTTGAAGGTTGGGCTTGTTGCGTTTGTACATCAAAATTTTCTTCCTGTAAAGGGGTAGGTCGATAATTTTTTGTTTGTTCAACACGAACCTTTGCATCCATCAAAGCTTCTTGGGCTTCAATGATTGCGTCCGTATCAAAAGACTCTTGGGCCATCTTAAGTCTGTGGCGTGCCACAGCCAGCTCAGTCTCGGCCTTTTCTTTGGCGCCGTGAATGATGGCTTCTTGTCCTGTGTAAACGTTTTGTTTGAGACGTTTGTTCTCGTCAATCAACTGTTGTGTAAGACGCTCGAGCTCTTGCTTCTCACGCATTGTGGCTTCTTTGACACGGCGCTCGTCATGACGGGCGTGGGTCAGCTCTTTAATGCGTCCTTTGACTTTGTCGGAGTACGACTCGATTTCTTCGTCGGTCGGATCAAGCACTTCACGGTCTAAGGGCTTGCGGCCCCTGTCACGCTCGGGCGTGTCGTCTTCGATTTCAATCTCTATGTCATCTACCCCTTCGATTTCAAACTCGACTTTGTCTGTCATCTTGTCTTCAACTTCGTCGGGGAACTTGTACGGTTCAGCCATATTCTTCCTTTCAAGCGCGGGTCAGGCCGCGAGGGTCTTGCACAACAGCATCAACTTGGTCATCGTTGATGAGACGGAACTCCTTGCCAAAGATCTTAAATCTTGTGCCGGAGTAAGTACGTACTAACACGAAGTCGCCCTCTTTACACCATGCTCCGTTAGGAAACTTGGTGGTGTCGTTGTACGCATCGGGGCCAACTTTTAGAACAAACAACACGGTGGTGGCTGTTTCTTCTTGGCGCATAAACTCAACTGGTTTATACAGGTTTGATCCTGCAATCTTCTCGTCGACATCTGGCACAGCGCAAAGAATCTTCCAACCTGTTGGGGTGGGGAGTTGCGTGGCTTTCATTTCGTCTGAAGCATCAGGCTCGGGTGCATCCAAAGATTGGATGGGTTCAGGCAGTGCATAAGCACCGGGGGAGAGATCAAGATCACTCATTAGCTTCTTCAACTTTCTGTGCAAGGTCAATTAAATAACGCTCTGCAAGGGCTAGACCCTGAATAATCCCGCAGAGTTTTTGGTACTCTTCAAAAGTACGGCACGAACCCCCAGCCAAGTCATCGGCGTAGTTGTTCATGTCAGTGCGTAATTTTTCACGTAATACGCGTACGAAGTCCTGAATCATGATTTGGGCTCACGTTGGTTGCTACTATTTTGGAGCGCCGTAGTACGCGCTTGTAAATCCATCTGGGCTTTACTCTTTGCGATGTCAGCACCCATCTGGATACCGGCACGTTCTTGCTCGTACTGCTGCTTGGCTTGGGACTCTTTAATTTGTGCGCCCACTTTAAGGGCGTCGAGTTCCAAGCGACCGCTGACTTCTTGCTCTTTTAGAGCTTGTGCGTCTGCTTGAGCGGCAGCATCCATCATGATTTTTTGTTTCTTCAGCTCCAACTCTTGCTGTTTGATCTGGAGTTCTTGCATCTGTAGCTGCAAGACGGGGTCTTGTGCTTGCTGCTGTGCCTGCATCTGCGCGGCTTTGGCCTGATCCTGCATAAGAACTTGCTGCGCTGCTTGAGCCATCATGCCCGACAACGCAATCTCCACTTGTGGTGGCAACTTCTCGTCTTCGGGTGGCAGGGGCATACCGAGCTGCTGCTCGATCTTCTGACGCATCTGGTAACCAACGTGCTCTGCAATGTGCGCAGTGATTGCGCCCATGATCTTTTGCGCTTGTGGGTTCTGGCCAATGTACTGCTGAATCAGTGGGTCTTGTAGCAGCATCATGTGCACCTGAATGTGCGAGGCGTGATCTTGGTGTATGAATGCTTTAAGCGGTTTGCCCTTGAGTGCGTTCTGGTTCTCTTGCACGGGATCGATTGGTTTTTGGTCGTCCTCAATCGGCACAAGCTTCTCAGCGTTCTTAATACCCAGCACGTTCAGCATACCGCGGTGCAACTCTGGCAAGTTGTAAATGTCCGGAGCCATCTGCGCCATCTGAATCACGGCTTGGTACTGGATCACGCGCTGGCTCATGGTGGCTGCATTGGGGTCTGACACGGGGATAATATCCACCAAGTCGTAGTCAGCCTTCTTTGCTTTCTTTGAGCCGTACTCAGGCGTGTACTTGTAGTCTGGGTCGGTGTAGTCGCGGATGATGTTCTTGAGAAGCTTGAACTCTTGCTTTAGGGCAAAGTGCACACGAGCCTGCACCGCAGTCATCACCTTTAACTGGCGCTCCAAGAGAGCCAGCGTTGTACCAACGGGAGCCTGCGCAGACATGTCAGACACCTTCATGTCAGCAGTCGCGGCAAAGCGGCGACCTTCATCAACGATGGTCTGCATCAAGTTAAACAACGTAGCGCTCGGCTCTTTGTACGGCAGCGGCAAGATGTTGTCGCGGATCGTGCCCGAGCCAACGTCTACATCACGGAATTCTCCGGGTGCGATTGGTGTGTCGTCTCCCTTGATACGGAGGCCCCGTGTCTTGAGGCCGCCGGGCAAGTTGCTAAGTGTTCCTGCATCGACAAGTTGTCGCATGAGGGATGTAGCGGATTTAGCAAAGCCTCCGATAAGATGGAACAACCCGAAGCCGTAAGCTCCAAAACCCGGAATATATTGGTAGTGAACGAAGTGCTGGCGCTTGAGTCTGAGGTCATCATCTTCCTTCCAGTTGCGGCGGATTGACAGAATGTCGTTAGAGCCTTTAATCAACGTAACAACGTACGGCAGCATGATGCCGGTATCTTCACCAGAGTCGTCCTTGTCCTCATAGCCCTCAAGGTTCAAATCTACGTGGCACTCATACAGGGTGTAGCGGTCGTCGTTCAGGTCACTAAAGCCGGTCTCTTTGTCCTTGGCTTTTTGAATATCTGTCAAATCCTTTGGGGCATCAGGCAGATCAATGTCAATGTAAAAACCCGCTTGCTGAAGCTTAACAATCTCGTTCTTGGTCTTACGCATGACGTGCGTGATGCGGTAGCAGGTATCCAAATCCGTTGTGCCGTACGGCAGATACATATCTTCCGCAGGAATGAACATCGACACCTGACGTCCCAAATTGGGATCATAGTAGACCTTCTTAAACGCTGAGCCTGTGGCCGGTAGTGACCAAAGCATGCGCTCGTGTTCAGCGCGGTACTCTGTCATGACTTCCGTCAACTCGTTGTTCATGTCGTCTTCAATATTGGCCGCGATCTCTTTCATCTCTGGCGTATCTTTGCCCAGAATCTTAGCGCGCACAGGGCCACGGGCGGGGAACGTCTCAGTGATCGTCTCAGCTTGGAAGCGCACAACAGCTTCTGTAATCATTGGGTGGAACACGCCGCATGCGCCGTTCCAAGGTTCTGTGCGTTCTTCTATCTGCAAGCCCAAAAGTTTGAGGCCATCAACGTACGTCTTCTCCCAATCCTTGCGGCCATTCTTATCGTTGTCAATATCAGACACCAAGTCCCCTGCCAACGACTGCAACGCGCCACTGCTTATGTACTCGGCCAAGTTATCGTCAAAGTTCTCGTCCGTGTCTCCTTCTCCGGGCTTAAGGGTGATCTCCATCCCGTCCATGCCAATGGTGACTTCTTCGGGATCAACAATCTCGATCTCTAGTGGGGACTCTTGCTCTCCTAGTGCGTCAATGCCCGTTGGTTGTTGGTACAGCGCTTTGTCGATGTTCGTTGCCATGTGTGTTCCTAGTAGTATTCGTATTTCCTGCGGCGAAAGAGCTCAAGTTCGTCTTTCTCGTCCGTGTCCAAACTGATAAAGCCGCCTTGCCTAAAGCGTAGCAGCGCCTGTGTTGTCGTATCTACGTAGTCGTCGTGCTCCCCAACTGGGAACGCGGCCATCTCTTCAATTACTTCCCGTGCCCAGCGTGTGTCGGGTGCCCAGACTTTACCACTGCTGAATAAATCCGCAACTGCATTGACCCGCACCATCTTATCGTTACCCCTTGACGGGCTGAACTCCTGCACTGGGATCCCCAACGCCCTAAGTTCTTGAATCAGTGGTGCACCGGCGGCTTTTTTCTCAACGATGAATGCGTCTGGCTCCCACTCTTTGTAGTTTTTAAGCGCGATGACCTTGAGTTCAGGGAAAGCCATCCTGTCTTTGAAAGCATCCAGCAAGATAAGCTGAGGCGAATCGTTTTCTTCCTCATTGTAAAAAACCCCCCATGTTGTACAAGCAGAATAGTCAGAGTTGTTCTTGGTTTCAAACGCCGTATCCCACGACTGGATGACGTATTCACACCTTGGCGGGTCATCCTGCTCCCAAATACGCCACATCTTGCGTGAAACGATGGCTGAGTTCTCAGACGTGGGCTGCTGCATGTACTGCGCGTTCCAATACCGTGGGTCAATACTGGCCTTGGTGGATTTTAGCGCTTCCAGTGACCACTGCTCTGGCCAAAGAGACTTCTCGTCCTCATCGCCCTCGTTCAATATGGCCGGCAACTCCACAATCTCCCATGGAATAGCTTCAGGGTTCTTGGTTTGGTAATCAATCAAGCGTCCAGTCAGGTCTAGGAGCGACCAACGCGTCATCACAATGATAATCCCACCGCCCGGCATCAAACGCTGCAGCGGGCCCGTCTGGAACCAAGACCAAGCCGTATCAAACGCAAGTCGAGAGTTGGACTTTACGTCCTGCTCCGAGTGAGGGTCATCGATAACGAACAGATCAGCACCACGGCCAGCAAGAGCGCCGCCGACACCAGCAGCATAGTATTGACCGCCAGCGCTGGTAGACCACTTTCCGGCTGCTTTTTGGTCGTCAGCCACCATTGTGTTTGGAAAGACTTCACGGTACTCCTCCGAATCGATCAAGTTACGTATGCGGCGCCCAAAGTCTTCCGACAAACCCGCAGTATGCGTGCCCATGATGATCTTCTTATCAGGGTATTTACCTAGAAAGTATGCAGGGAACAGGTAAGAGGAGAACTCAGACTTACCCATACGTGGCGCGATGTTAATAATCACGCGCTTTTTGCGGCCCTCGACCACGTCGGTGAAGATTTTAGCTAGCTTCCTGTGGTGCGGCCCGATCTTAAAGCCCGGATATACCGCCTGTGCAAAGCCCAGCATGTTTGTTTTAGCTGCCTGTAGTCTGGCGCGGGACTCCCTGAGTTCTAAATCTTCAAACAACTCCATCTTTTCTTTGACGCTCATGTGCGGCAACGCCTTAGACATTGCCTCTAGCTCAATCTTACTCAGGGTTGTGAAGTTCTCAGGCTTCATCTTTATCTTCCGCAACGTCTACAACGTCAATCACACCCATGAACCTGTTGAGCTTTTCTTTAATACGCGTCTCAAGCTCCACGTCTGTCATCTGGGTCTTCTTAACTTCCACCCGCTCAGTAAACAGCGCCACTTCGGTAACCTTACCGAGCATATCAAGCGCCTTCAGGCGTATGCGTGCGTCTGGGTGTTCTACTTCTTCTAGGATCTTAGCTACTGCAAAACCCCTGAGCTCCTTGGCCTGCTCGACAAACGCCCAATCGTATGCTGTAAGCATCCCAACCAAGTGCTGTACTGCCGCTGGCGCTTTTATGTTAGCTAGTGCTTGTTGTGTATTCTGAGGTGGCTGACC